GCCTCGCGCGCGGCCACCACCCTTGCCAGAAGTTCCGCAAGCTGCTCGCGCGCCCCTTGAATAGCGGGGTTGTTGAACACGCTGTCATTGGTGATCGGCGCCCCGCCGCCGGTAGCAGCCAGCAGCGAGTTCATGCCCTGAAGCGTGGTGGGCGAAAACTGTGCCTGTGTTGGACCGGAATAGACGTTGTAGCCCTTCTTCGCGTCATAGAGCTTCAACGCATCAGACGCGCCCCTGGTCAGGAGCGGCTTCGCCCAGGACGGCGGTTCGTTCTTTTGCGTTGTCTCGCTGGATTTACCCATCAGAGCCTCTTTTCGTAAACGACTGCCGTGGGCTGATAGCCGCATGGCAGCAAATGCGCCGTCCAACCGCTGGTTGCCTTACCCGTTGAGCGCCCGATAAGCTTCGATGTCTCGGCGCCCTGTTCCCTTGCCCAAGCCTCGATTTCAGCGAGGAGAGGCATGCACTTCCTGAGCTTTGAGCCGCCGACTTCAGCTAGCAGGAGCTGCTTCTTGCCTGTGGCATTAGTGGTGACAATTTCCGTGATCGGCGCCAGGACGACGCGACCGTTTTCGATGCATATCCAGAGCTGGCGCTTTCCTTGAGCGCATTCCGCGATGATGTTTTCGACGGTTTCGTCTGGGAACTTGGCGCAGTATGTTTCCAGGCAGCGCACGATGTCGGGCCAGTATGGCTGCATCTCCTCCGCGCTCATGCCGGAAGTCAGGCGGATTTCCATTAGGCCGCGCTGCTGTCGAACCATGCCACGAACCGAGGCACTGGCTGAAACGTGTGATACTTGGCTTTCCCGGCTAGATAGAGCTGATATGCTTCTTCTGGCGTCTTGCGGTAGCCGAGGCTGATTTCGCGCCTATTGACTGTTATTCGCGCCTGCCAAGAGTTGCAGTTGGCATGCCATTTTACGCCCGGATACCCACTCGTATTGTTCTTCCGCTTACGAAGGTTCTGGCTGTTCTCCGCAACGGTCGCTTCCCTCAGGTTTTCGATACGGTTGTCGTCGGGAACGCCGTTGATGTGATCAATGCAGGCTTTCGGCCATTCGCCATAGACATACAGCCATGCAAGCCGATGCTCGGCCACATGCTTATTGCGCTTCAGGCAGATTTGTCGGTAGCCCTTACTGTCATAATATCCGGCCCTATCTCCCTTGCGGCATCCGACTCTTGATTTTGCCCATGAAAAAACCCCGGTTGAAGGGTCATAATCAAGTAGCTCTTTTGCTAATTCTTGTGTAATTTCAATCACTTATCACCCGCTCCGACCAGGGACTTCCGCCACCGAAACGATCACATCGATTGCGCTGGCAAAGCTGGCTTGCACCCTGATTTCGTCATCCACCTTCAGTGCGAATGCCTCAAGGGGAAGCCAGACCGCGCTATTTGCCGGTACGTTGTGCTGATAGATCAGGCGATAGGCGCTGTTGTCTGCATCGCTGAACCATCCGACAGTGGCCGTTCGATCCGTGCCGGTAATGTTAGCCAGCCGCACGCCGACAACCTGGGTATAGCCGGTCGCCGTGAAAACCGTCGTATCGTTCGTCGTGGTGAGGTGCGCCCCGACAAGGCGGGTGTTGTTGGCGACGTAATTGCTCATCGGGAAACCGGATGGCGGATGAAGCCAACAGGGTCTGGTTTCTGACGCGCCATGACCTTGTTACCGTTCGCGTCGAGCACGCCAGTGTCGACCAGTTCGTAATCCTCGTAGACCGTTCGCCCCAGATAGTTCTCTCCGTCAGGATTGGCGTCGATATCAGCTAAGCGTGGCCGCATGCGAACATATTCCCCCATCACGCCTGACCTTCAGCAACGCCATCCGGCTCGACGCCGTGGATATCGCCCCACACATTGGATGGATCGGACGGAATCGTGATCTCAAAGCGATGGAACCGCCCGCTGGCCCTTGCCGGGATAAGGCCCGTCCGCGTATTTGCTGCGGCTGGCAGTTTCCATGTCCCGAGATCACCTGCCCAATCCTTGGCGCGTACACGGCCATTGATCATTGGCGCATCGCACAAGGGACGAAATCCACGAACGAATGTCCTGCCCGTTCCACCAGAGAGATCGGCATCGCCAGTCTGCAAAGTCGCCGGCAATGGCGCTCCAGAGAACACGCCGAACTTGAATTCATCGTTGATCGCGGCAATGAGCGGAGTGGAGCCCGCCCACGCGCGGCTATCGAGCGAGAACGGCAGGTCCTTCAGGGCGAGCCCAAGGCTATCGAGGCTGTCCAGCGTGTATCCCGGCGTCACCGCGTCGATGAGACCTGTGAGGATGGTTCCTGGCTTCAGGAGCGACCATCGATCAATGCCGTAATGGTAGAGCAGTACCTTGTCATATGACATCGGCACCGTGTTTTCGTTGGACCTGTAGGCCCAATAGACGATTTTCCGGTTTGGATCTTCCGAGCCGTAGACATGGAACAGCTCGGAGTGATCGACGTCCTGCAGAAAGAAGTTGTCGACACGTTCGACCCCAATAGGAACCGGCGGCGCGCCATAGCGATAGAAGCCATCGTCGGAAAGGTAGAAGATGCCTTGCCCCGTCTGCACGATGGAGCGAGGGGCAAGACAGCCGTGGTTCGCCACGGTCTGCGAGAACGTCATCACCAGCGACGTATCGAGGGCAAGCGTGCCTTCGCGGATTGATTCCGCATGGAAGATGACGCAGCCCTTGTTGCCACCGGCAAACCCCATGATTTCGCCGCCATCAGGGAAGGACTGGAAGTCGGATGACCTTTCGCGTGGCGTCCACCATTCCGAGTTGTTGAGACCGGACCACTGAATGCGACGCTGGTCCGTGACCTGGTTGGCCAGAACGACGAAATCGCCCAATGTCCCGGTGTAATAGGATTTTGGCGGAGAACCAGCCAGATCGGCAAATGCGACAGGCGTGTTGATGTCGATCCACTGGACTTCATTGGCGCCGTTCGTGGCGATCAGGCGGCTACCGAACTGCGCAAAGTCCCATTTGCGATCTGCGGAGCCGGTATAGCCCCCAACCCGCGAAACATCGGTCCAGCCCAATGTGGCGACATCGAACATGTAAAGCGCGGCCTGCGTGCCGACGAAGAGCCGGTATTGCCCGTTCTCGACATAGGCGAGATAGGTTCCCATCGGAGCGGCCGGAAGCGCATCAGAGAGCGGGACAAACGCCGGGAAAGGCCCGTAGGAATTTGCCTTTGGAAGAACGTTCTCCATCCTGTCGCTATAGGAGGGATCGAACGTCGACCTATCAGGACCAAATTCCGCGAAGGGGATCATGACAGCGACCACGCCCACGGATAATTGCCGCGCACAATACGGCCAACCCGCTGCAATGCCGGATCGACCGTGGCGACGGCCCGGTCCTGCTGTGCGATATAATGCCGGACCTCTGGAATGTCGCTGTTGAGCACGGCCTGGAATTGAGCCGCATAGGGACTGTCGCGGATGAACAGACCGCCCCAGACGAGAGAGGCCGCAAGATATACGTCCGGATGATAGGTGAGCAGCCAGTTTGTCGGCGCTGCTTCCGAGAGACTGAACCGCTGCTTGAAGCGGAAGCGGAACGAATAGGCTTGGTCGAGCGGGCAGTTGAAAACGATGTCGGTGCCGTCGATTGCCCAATAGCGAGGGCGAAGGGAGAGCGTCTGATACGGGAAAGTACCGTCCGCCTTTTGCGTCAATTCCATTTCGGCTGGAATAATGCCGTCATCCAGGAACAGCGCGACCGGCGCTGCCATGCTGAGCGACGAGATATCGATCTTGGGATCGTTCAATGTGCCGGTCAGTGTGGTGTTCAATTCGACCGGCGTCAGTTCCCGGTTGAGCCGGGCCTCCCCGAGAGCAACGAAATCGCCGGCATTGCCGGAAAGATCGGTGCGCGCCATCCAGTCGGAGACTGAGGCGAGGAGATCGGCATAATTACTGAGCGCCATGTTGCCGCTCCTTGAGCCATTTGGCCGGATCGCCTGTGTAGACGCTCAGCCCGTCATGGTGCTTCAGGACAATCGATGGATCGAGGAAGACCGAGCCGCCTGTTTCCCGCCAGAGACGGCAGAAGCCGTAGTCCTCGCCATATAGCCGGCCGTCGAAGACCCCTGTTGGGAAGAAGTCGCGCCACTCCACGTCCGCCGCGTCGGCGTAACGATTGGCCGGGAGGCTTTCGAGCGCCTCCCGCGAAACCTTGAGGAACCCACCTGGAAGGCCGTCAACCTTGTAAAGCTCGCCGACAGGTTCCGGCTCGCCGAAGACATGGAAATACTCGTCCTGACGCTTAGCCCGGTATGTTGCGCCGACAACATCTTCAGGCCTTAGGGCAAGCTTGATCAGATCGCCGGCCTTCCAAGAGATATCGGCATCGACAAACACGATGCTTTCAGCCCTTGGGATGTTCAGGAAATTTTGCGCCAGCTTGTTGCGCGCTATGCCAATGAGGGCGCAGCCAATCTCCCATATCGGCAGAATGTGGATTCCCTGCTGAAGAGCGACGAACTGCTCCGCCAACAGGGAATCCACGAGAGGCGCTACCGGCTTCCCGTCATGACACGGGATGCCGACGCATATAAGCATCAGCCGACGATGCCCTTGGCGGCGAGGACCGCGTAGAGTTCGGCAAATGCTGCGGCAATGTTGGCCGCCGTGGTCGTGGCAGCGGTGAGTGCGGCAGAGAGCGTGCACGTTGCCTTTGCCACCGGAGTTGCGCCATGAAAGCCAACTTTGTCAGTCGCAGACTGGCCAAGCTTGACGCCATCGGCGCCGCCGTCAGAAAGCTGTTTTGCAGCCATGTTCATATTCCTTCGAATGAGAGAGAGGAAACGGCCCCGCCCAGGGGGCCGTCATGGATCAGGCCGAGCCGCTGATGCGCAGGGCCTGCCTGGGATCGATCGCCTTGACGCCGTAGAGCATGTCGAGACGCCATGCGCTCACGTCATTGATGCCGTCATAGACGGGAATGACGCGAACGCTGGTGCCCTTGTACGTACGGCGGGACACATCGACGGCGCCGGGAGGCGACACGAGCGGCACCGACACGAGAGCAAAGGCCTTCTCCGTGAACATCATGTTCTGGCGATAGCCGGTGCTCGCGGTGCCGACAGCGGTGATCGCCGCCGAGTTGAGATCGGTCGTGCCGGCGGCAACAGCCACGTTCTGGAATGCACCGGTCCAGATCATCGCCGGGTAGAATACCAGCGTATTGGACGAGTACGAAACCACCGTGAACTGCTTGGCGAAGCCCAGATCGGCCTTCGACACTGGATTTACCGCGTTCACATTGGCAATCGTGAACACGTCGCCGGGATTCAGATTCACCGACGCAACCGTGATGGTCTGCTGCATCGTGTCCTTGACCGTGGCATAGTCGATGGTCGAGGTCGTGACCGACTGGTTGATTGTGCCGGAGAGGTCCGAACCGGTGATATGGGTCGGGACGTTCTGCGACATGTAGGTATCGACGCCGCCGATCATGCCAAGCGAGCCCTGACGATAGGCGCCCTTGGCCGCGTCCTGGATGTAGAGCGCGGTCTGAGAACCCAGCAGCCCCCAATGATCGGCCGGCGACAGGACGGCGCTGCGGCCATCGGTCGGGATGGCGTATTCGTCCATGCGCTGCGGCCCAACAGCGAAGTCGGCGTAGCTGTTGATCGTCTGGCCCGCAGTCCCTACCCAATTGGGAACGGACGCGTAGAGGGCCATCAGATCGCGGTCGACCTGGTTGGCGAGCTGCACCATCGCCGGCTTGATCACGCGCTCGGACAGGTCTTCGATGCGCAGGGTCAAGTCCTGGGTCGTGAACTTGAAATCCACGCCCTTGAACTTGTCGACGGTGATGGAGGTCTTTCCTTCGATAACGTCCTGCGTGGTCATGGTGGACCCGCTGCGGACGGTGAAGTCAGTCGGCTTGCGGATCGAAAGCGTCTCACCGATGTTGTAGCCGTTGACCTTCTTGTCGAAGTCGTTTTCGTAGCCACGGAAGACCTGTTTGGCCATCACGAGGTTGTTGTCGAGGATCATCACCGCTTCCTTGGCGATGATGTCCGCAGTCAGTGTGGTGTTGGACATGGTAGTTCCTTCGGGCGGCCGTGGCCGCGCTGGGACTGGACGACATCACGTCGTTCAATCGGGTTGGGTCTATCGCCCTTGCTGCTGCTTCCTGCGCGCAGCCACGTACTCGTCCATGTCCATGTCCGCGAGGCTCTTGCGGGCTGGCGGATTCGCCTTGGCCGCGACGACCTTCAGGGGTTCGACAAGGGGAGCCGGCTTTGGGGCGGCGGGTTTCTTCGTAAGGGCCTGTTCGCCCAGCCTGGCGAGATAGAGCATCTCGTAGACCATGGGAGACATCGCATCGAGGAGGTTCTGGTTGGTGGCGCCCTTGCTCTTGGCCCACTCCACGACCTGGCTATCCGTCTCCGGCGTCCAGCCCTTCAAATTCTTCTTCGCCCATTCCTGCGTTTGCTCGAAGCGCCTGGCAGTATCCTGCTGCGCCTGTAGAGACCGCTGGTTCTGGCGTTCGCTCAAGTCGCTCTCGATGGACGCTGCCTGATCCTTCATGGTCTGGTAGCGCATCCAGTGCTGCTGGGCGCCAATCGGATCTTCAGCCGAAAGCTGGTTCCAATTGACGTTCGCATATTCCGCCATCTGGCTCTTGAGCACAAACAGATGACCCCGCGCCGTCAGTTCCTCGTTCGAGGCCTGGAATTGCTGGTTGAGCTGCTGCGCGCGCTCTTCCAGTTCCTTGCGGGTCGCCGCGACTTCCTGGGTTTTGCGGGTGTAGTCGCCGTGCATAAGCACGCCGTCCTTGAGGCCTTTCGGCCCCTTGATCTTCTTCCCGTTCCAGTCGAATTCCTCTAGGTCTTCTTCCGGTTCGGGCTGTTGACCATCATCACCTTCGGTGACTTCGGTATCCGGTTCGTCGGGCTCCACTGCATCGATTGGCGCTTCCGCTTCGGCAATGGATTCCTGTTCACCGTCCATGGGTGCACTCCTCTTTCAGGTTGGTGCGGTTGAAAAACTAGGAGGCTGCTTTCGTCGGCTGGGGACGGGCAGCGAGCGCGGCCGCGTGGGCCTGTGCCTTGAAGAACTCGGTTTCCTTGTCGGCCTCGATCTTGGCGGCCGCTATTTCTTTCTCGCTTTGGACCTTGATCAGCGCGATTTGGTGATCCGATTCGACCTGGGCCATCTTGTCGCTGTGGTCCTGCTTCAACTGCTGGTTTTCCTGCTGAAGCTGCTGAAGCTTGGTGCTCAGGTCCTGGATCATCTTCTTGCCCTGATCCATCTGCTGCTGGACCTGGGGCGAGACCTGACCAGACGCCATGTCCTCCAGCTTCTGCGCGATCTTGTCGGCGTTCGGGAAATCCATGCTCTTGACAAGCTCGGGACCGACCGCAGGCGCAATGGCGGGATTGGCCCTGATAAGCTCTGTGGCCGCCGCGACGAACTCTTCTCGCTGCGTGGTGAAGCTCGGGCCAGTCTCCACAGTGAGGTCGTATTTTCCCACCGTCAGGTCATGAAGCGCCATTATCGGCTGCATCAGCGGGTTGCCGCCCTGATCCCGCATCGGACCATTCGGCCCCATCACAGGCTGCTGCATCGGCTGGCCGGTCTTGGGGTCCTTCATCTGATACTGCTGGTTGATCGGCTTGGCTTCCTGTGTTCCATCCTCGCCGATCACGCGGATGATGCGCTCGCCCGAGTATACCTTGGGAATGAGGTCGATCAGGATACGTCCGGTGTGCCTGATGGCGCGGGACATGTTATCGATGAAGTGGAAGGTCGAGACGTCCCCTTCCCTCTGCCTCGCCATGATCGCGCGGCCTGATGTTTCGTTCGAACGGGCGCCCAAGGAAGCGTCGTAGAGGCCGATGATGGACTTGATGTCGTCCGATGCGTTCAATGCCTCCTGAAGCGCTCCAGCGGCCGTTCCCATGTCCAACGGCTGGCGCTGCGGCGGCTGCTTGCCCTTGCTGTATTCAAGGAAAGGATGGCTCTTGGTGTTCGCCGTGTTCCAACGATGGATATCAACGTCGAAAGCGCCTTCCTCACCGATGAATGGCACCTTGGGCGCCAGAGCCACCAGCTCCGTTGAAGCGGTGCGCCAGTAGTTGAACATCCGCTGCGCATCGATGGCATTGTGGATCAGGGAGCGGAAATAGCGCTTGCCCTCCACATCGAATTCATCGCCGTAAACCGGGATGATCGGAATATAGCGGCCCGGCCATTCGCGGGTTTCGAGTATCTCTGCTCCAGACATGAAGCGCTGCGTGACCTTGCAGGACTTCGCCATGCGCTCTCGGGCAACCTGGATTTGGCCAGCCTGGAGCAGGAACTGCATTTCGTCCGACTGCATGTCCTCGCGATCATGCACACTGCCATCGGAGAGCAGGACGATAGGCCGATCCGTCTCCTCTCGCGTCCACCATTCCGCAACCGTCGTGGTGTTACCGTCGCGCCAGCTTGTGCCCACCTCATTCCAGACGGAATCGTCCCAATCGACCTGGGCCTTGTCTCCCCATTGTGCCTTGAATTGCTCTTTCGTCAGTTGGTCCACGACGAAGGCCTTGTCCCAATCGGAACTGTCAGCTTCACGGGAATTCGGATCGCCATAGATCGAGAACGGATTGGAAACCCGCTTGATGCAGATATCCATGTCGAATGCGTCGTCATAGGCGTAGTCCATGCCGACGCGGATATAGCCAACTCCTCCGGTGACGGCGCACTCTGTTGCCGTGTCGTAAGCCGTGTCCGCGTTGCTCGTGTATTCGATGTTGCGGATCAGGCCATTGATCAGTTCAGCCGTGGCAGGATCGGCGCCGCTGTCAGCCGCATGGACCTTGATGGACGGCTTGTTCTGCCGCGCGTCATTCACAACCTGGCGAATGAACGTGGGCAGCTTGTTGATGGTGAGGCAAGGACGGCCTTCGATCTGGCGCTGCCTTGCAACATCCGCAGGCCACTGAATGCCGAGACGGGAGAACTGGATATCCTCAAGCGCTGCGGTGCGGTTGTCGTTCTCCGCATCCTCGCAGAGCCGGAAATCTTCCAGCGCAGCGCGGAGGAGATCATCATCCTCACTGCCTTTTTTGGGTTTAGCCATGAACTATCCCATCCAGCCGCCGGCACTGTAGCGCGGCATTGCTTCGCGCTTGCGCTCGACCGGCTCTTCGTAGGCCACGCACATCAAGCCGAACGCATCGGCTCCGTGCGATGACCAGTCATGTTCGGGCCCAAGGCCGATGTTGCGGGCCTCATCGAATTTCTCATGATACCAGCCAAGCGCATCGATGCCGGCTGAACAGGTCGCCTCGTTGAACCAGACGGCGGGGAAAAGCCTCCGGGCAACTTCAACGCGCTTGAGAGCAGCACCCTTGCCCTGGTTTGGAACCGTACGAACCTTGAAACCGGCCGCCGAGATATGATCCTCGAAACGGATGGCTGTTACCGCGTCTTCCTTCGACCCGTCATGGGGGAGGACACATTCCGCTGAGTCGTAATTGTTTGACCGTAGCCATTCGAGATGCGCGGCAAGCGGTTGCCGAACAGCCTCGTAATAGTCGAGCACGCGAATGGTTTTGCCGACGAACTGGCATACCCATATCGCAGTCGCATCGCGAACACCGATATCCCAGACCGCATAGACCGGGAGCATCGGATCACGCGGGACAACGCCTATCCTGTTTTGCTTCCTCGCTTCAGCCAGGCTCTTGGCGTAATAGGCGCCGGTCAGAACCGAAGCGTAGTCACCCTCCCAGATATGTGCGTATTGGTCTGGGTCGTCTCTGAGGCAGTCAATGCGCTCTTGAGCAAGGACACTCGGGAACCACGGGTTATCAGACCAGTTGGCGCGGACAACGGCGGCGCCCGTTGGCTTCTTGTCGCCGCGTAACAGAACATCGATTGGATCTGATTTGCGGCGCGGGTTCCAGCTTGCCCATATTTCGGAACCATCGGCGCGAATGGTTGGCCTCAACAGCGTCAGCGAAGTAGTGGACAGGGTTTGCGCTTCTTCGATCCACGCACGCTTGAAGCCCTCCAATGACTTGATCGATTCCGCTGTGTGATCCTGCATGCCCTGAAACAGGATCACGCCATCGCCCGGCGTTTCGATCTTCTCGTTGAAGACCTTGAACCCGTCCGCCACCCCAAGCCTGTATTCGATAAGCTTGGCCTCGATCAGACGCTTTGCGGAGTCCTTGAGGCTCTTCTGCACCTCACGAACACAGACCGAGAGCAGGCCCTTTTCGGCTAGACTGTCCTCGATCATCAACCCGGCGAAGAAATGCGACTTGCCTGAGCCGCGACCGCCGTGGGCGCCTTTGTATCGAGCTGGGGCAAGGAGAGGTTCAAAGACCTCCGCTGTTTCAATTGCCAGCGTTCGGCCTGACAAGGCGCCGCTCGACTACATGGACCAAGCTGATCGGATCACTTTCGTCATCGCCGACAACAGCCTGCGGCACCTTGCCGTCGAGGCGATCAGCTATTTCCTTGATCGCCGCAACATCGCCGGCAACAGCTTTCTCTATCAGAGCATCAGCGACCGCGCGAAGCTTTGTGCCGCCAGCTTCCGTCGCCTCCTTGATCGCGATGTTGAGCATGTTGGCGAAGGACTTTTCCTTCGGAGGACGGCCAGCCATTAAATTGGCCTAACCGTTTGATTGTTCAAGATTGAACACATTGGCAGTTCCTTGCGGGATTGTTGCCGGGATGATGCGATGCGCTCCACATTTGTGTGGAATCGGGGTCAGGACAGGCAGGGCTCGATACCTGCTTCTTTACGCGGCCCAGCAACCCAGCGGCTTCCAATGTATCCGCCATAAGGTGGGCATCTTTCTTGGAGCGGTGCGCGTCCTTCCGCGCGGCTGTCCTGATGGATTGCAGGCGGCCGAGTGTCCGGCGCTTAATCCGTAAGCTATGCTGATTGCAGCGAAGTTCGGGCCTGCAAACGAGAGAGCCTAGCGATGCGCTTCCGTGAGAGGCGGCCAGGCTACGTTGTTGAATTTTGGCAAAGTTTTCCAACCGCCGTTTGCGATGAAACGGCATCAGACCGGGCCGATGGCCGCCGCCGTCTGGTTCGCAAAAGCGAATCTACCTCACGTTTCTGTAGAAAGCAAGCCCCTACCCTGCTGCCTTCAGAAATTCAAATGGAACGGTGATTGTCTCGTTTGCGGCTTCAAGATTGTTGAGCAGCACACGCACCTGATCCTGATCATTCCAGGCCTGCACTGTGGCTTCGCGGCCTATCTTGTCGCCCCAGATGAGTTTGACCTCCTTGCCAGGGAATAGCTTCTTGCGAGCGGCTCGGATGATGTGTTTGCGCTTCTCGCGCACGAGCCGTTCGTTGGCTTTACTCAGGCTCTCTGCCTTGGCCTTGGCGGCCGCCTTACTGCTTTGTTCGAACATGCGGAGGCGGAACAGATCGATCGGGCTGATGGCGAACGGCTTGCCGCAGTTATCCACCACGCCATGAACACCAACCACGTCGTAGAGCCTATACCAATCCGCGTCATTCGCCACCTCTACGAACATGTAGCCCTTGAGCATGGCGAAGCGGCGCAACTCGTATAGACCGGCTTTCTGGCGATTGCGGACAGCCAGGTATTCCGCCGGCATGTAATGGACGAAGCCAGCGTCATCGAGATTGGCCTCTATCTTAGTGCGGCTGGGATCTAGCTCCGACGCTATGGTGTATCCCCTGCCACGCGCATGGCCATTGATAGCCGAGATGCTGGGCACTGGCCACCGCTCACGATGCGGAGACTGAAAGCCTGGCATCGTCCTAATTGCGAACCATAGCGGCGTTGCTGCCTTGGTCATGGTGTCTCCGCTAGTCGTGCCAGTTCCATGGAATATAGATGCGGCCCGAGTTGTACTCGACGATCTCCAAGAGAACGGTGGCGATACCAACCTCGCCAATGCGCTTCTCGATGGCCTTTAGCTTCTTCGCCTTTTTGGTCTCTTCTTCACGGCGTTCTGCTTCGACATCCACCATTTCAGATCGATAATGACCCATGGCTATCTCACCCTCCGCAAGCCATCTTCCGGTACAGAGCTGAGCGCTCAAATAACGGATCACCGAAAACGCGAGATGTCAGCGAACGGGTATCGCGCGGTATCTCAGCCAGCCTGGCGGCTACGTCATTCGGATTGGGTGAAATCTCCCTCGCCGGAATGCCAGCCTGCCGGCGTAGCCGCGTCATCTCACGCATATCGGCCCGGCGTTGGATCTTGCATTTCTCATGCGTCGATCTACTCATGAAGTAACTCCATACGGCATTGGAAGGTTGAGGCGCTTGCTGCGCTCATTCGATATCCATCTGAGGACTGTCGCCTCTCGCACGCTATACCGTTCAGCAAGCTGCATGGTGTCCTCGCCTTCGAATAGGAACCGGCGATAGGCTTGGAGTTGCCTCGAATGACGAGTGCATTCCCAGCCCGTAACTCGCGCGCTGAAAGGCATGTCGTCTGGGTCCTTCCCGGCGTAGTCGATGAGTGCCATTCACCCCTCCCGCTTCTGCGCTTCCCAATCCTGCAGGAACTTGGGCTTGTAGTTGCTGAGCGGCTTCATCTGGACGACGTTCTCCGCCCGAGCTGCTAGGCGAGCCTGGTACTCACGTTCCTTGTCTGCCCAATCGAGGTAGGATTCCTTGTTGAGCCATGAAGCTGCGAGGGGGATGTATGGCTTGTCCCGTTCGGGCATGTCGCGCAGGAAGGCTTTGGCGCCGTCCAAGATGTCCTCCGGCGATGCTCCGGACAGGATGTGCTTGCGGTAGGCGTCTCGCGCGTCCTTGCGCCCATCTGTGCGGCGCATGTGAGGGCGCCAGTAACTCCAGAACAGATCGAAGCCCTCTGGATCGTTTTCTCTGGTTTTCATGCTGCTTCCCTCCTCCGCAAAGCGAGAGCAGCTAAGACAAAGTAGGCAATGATGCTCATCCAAGCCTTGCCGATTACCTGGCCGGCAATGAAGTCGAGAGACCCGAACGCCAGCCAGAGGAACAGCGCGCTGTCGACAACTGACCCGACAATTCCGCCGGCCAGGATGGCGCGGCCGATGCTATTCCGCCTCAGTGGCGTGTAAACCAGCATGTTCGCCAATTCAGCGAAGACAAACGCTGATACCGAAGCCACAACAAGTGCCGGCGGTGCGACGAACCAGGAAACCAGCCCTCCAATCGCCACAGCAAGAACAGCTGCCCGAGTGCCTGAGATTTGTTGGATGACGTCGCGAAGGACCATCGCGGCGCCAATCATCAGAACGCCCGATGGAGCATTAAAGCCGAAGCCTACCGGAATAATGCATGGTCCATTGGGAATGCATTCTGTCCCCACATGGCCGATGAGCCAGTTCGCGACCGGGATAGTTGCGGCAAAGGCCGCAATCAGGACAGCGGTCCTCATGCCAGTTTCTCCCGAATATAGGTGACGGCGCTCTCAAAAGAGGTAGAAACGGCGTGCGAATGATAGAGCAGCCAAGGCGAAAGGCCCTGCTTGCCCCACTTCGAAACGACGACAATGAGTTTCCCTCGCTCCCAGGCGTAGAGAACTTCCATGCTGGTGCCGACCGAGGGTTTGTCATAGTTGACGATGATGGCGTCGGAATTCATCACGTCGATCTTGTCGAATTCCACGATCTCGTTGACGCTTTCGTGCTCCTTGCCTCGATAGTCTTGCCGCATTGGATCTAGCGTTGGGCCGTCCCAGAGGCCCTTGACGAGCTCGCGCCAGTCCTTGCATTCCTCGTCGGTGCAGCCGTTGATCGGCCCGCAAAGATAAATGGTCTTAGGCTGCGTCATCGAACATGTCCTTTTGCTGGGGGCGCATGGCCCATTTGATCGGGCATTGAACGGCGTCGATCCGGCGAGCCATCCGCTCTGGGTCTACTTCCTGTCCGACATTCTTGAAATTTCGGGCAACGTTCGTGCTATCGACGGAGGCGAACGGCCACCTATCACCAGAAAGCGCCATGCCGCGAAGCATGTGGATGGCGGCTTTCGAACCGACGCGCTCCAAAGCATTGAACGCTTCGTCGGCGCGGCGACACCATAAATCCGAACCGACTTGCCAATATTGTTTCGAGGACCCGAAGCAGATGCGCGGCCATGTTTCGGCAAGCTCCAAGAGATAGGAGATATCGAGCCCCATGTGCCACACAGGGGCGCCATACCAGACGCCATGGGGCCAGGAAGCGACCATGGCCCGCTGCTGCTCAATCGAGCCGTCTATAACGTCCGGAATTACCGCCCAATGATAGAAGCCTAGCCTCGGCTCAAGCCAGGCGTAGAAGGCATTCCAATCAACTTGGCGGCCCTGAGTGTGAGCGGTGAACGCGCCGCTATCCCACATCACGGATTGCCCGTTCTGGAGGCACCAATCGGCGTCCCGCGCGTCCGCGAAGGAAACGCAGAAGTTCTTACCCGCAAGCTTTACGAGCTCTGAGCGCGGCGAGATTGGTGTACCGTGATAATGGATCACGACGTTTCAGTCCCTCAATGCGGGCTTGGCGCCCTCGAATGCGTCTAGGCGGCTTCCAGAATTACGCGGACGGCCCCGCCTTTGACTGGTGTGTCACGGCGAATGGTTGTCTCGAACCGGCTGTCATCGATGCCGAGCGCGTCCGCCACGCCATCTCGGAACGCCTTCACTGAACTGATTAGGTTGTCGTCGTCCCTGCGGCGCTTGTCGGGCTCCTGGAATACCCAGGTCACCTTAAGCTTGCCGGGAATGTCGAAATCGCCGGGACGAATGCCGGCTTCGCGAACACACCATCCCGCCACCTGACGTGCATGCTTGGCGTCCCTCGCCTTGCGGCTCCAGTGAACGCGGGCATTGGGCGAGAGGCTGCGCGGCGGCCATGGAAGCGTGATGGCAATCATGCGGCCTCCAAATGAGAGAGGATGGCGCGGCCAATCATTTCCGGGATTTTGGGAACTACCGAATTTCCAAGGGCGGCAATTTCGTCCACCCTGGCGGAAATCCCATCATTCGCACGTAGGCGGCCAAAATTAGCGGGCGGTCCACTCCTAATGCGGCGAGCGCCGACGAGGGACCAGACACGCTTGAACCCTTGTTCCACACCTTCATCATAGAAGACGCTGGGAAGCAGAATTCTATCGCGCACCCTTTCCGTGGGGTTGGCAATAATCCACACTCTGTCACGTCCGTGCGGGGCACCAACACAGGAAGCTGGAACGCAATGCCATTCCGCGTCATACCCGATCTCGGCCAAGTCTCCGAGTACTCTGCCAAACCAAGCTCCCCGGTCACCAGCAAGCAGGTTTGTGACGTTTTCCATGATTGCGAAGTCTGGTCGTAGTTCGCCAATGAGGCGGCATAGTTCACTCCAGAGGCCGCTGCGCGCGCCAGTGATCCCCGCACCCTTCCCTGCGCTTGAGAGGTCTTGGCATGGAAACCCGCCGCAGATGACATCAACCCCGGAAATTCCATCTGCCTGAAGGCGTCCGGCTGTAAGCTCTCTAACATCATGGTAGCAAGGAACCTCAGGCCAATGTTTCCCCAGCACGCGGCGGGGGAATTCCTCGATCTCGCAGAAGGCAACGGTCTTGAATCCACCCGTGCGTTCCAGCCCGAGCGAGAAGCCCCCGATACCGCTGAAAAGGTCGAGCACGCGCAGCATCAGCCGAAATGCCTCCACACCGCACAGGCAGCAGCAATGAGGCCCATGCTAAGGACGATGACAGGCCAGCCATAGCCAAGGAACCAGAGAGGGTATTTCGTCTCTGGCTCTTCGGGGTAGTCTAGGCCTTGTATGCGGCGGATCATGTCTTCGGTGAGCATGGGTTATTGATCCCCATGATTGGTCGTCAGCTCGTTCGCATCACCCTTGAAATCGAAGTCTGGGAGGATCGTCTGAGGCTTGAACGTCACCCGGTAATGGTAGGCGCTGACATCGGCGCCATCGATCTGCTCGGAGAAATAGGTCACGTTGTCGGAGAGGCCGAGAAAGTGCTTCTTATAGGCGTTCTTGCCGGTCTTACACGTGACCGAGAGTTCCCGCTGGCTATCGAAGTTGCCGAGCGAACAAAGCCCCTCGATAGCCAAGATATAGGCGCCAGTGATGCCGTTGTAGAAAACGATGCGCCGGTTGATCTCGAAATTGTCGGCGGCCTTGGAAATGTTACTGGACGCCACGTCGGCGTCAGTGCAGCCAGCCAAAGCGGCCAGTAGGCAAGCGGATGCAATGATCTTCTTCACTGGTCATTCTCCGTGATTTCTGGGCATATCCACTCCGCAAGCCCGGCTCCCCAGCCCCTCAATTTGATGGCTATGGAAAGCCTCGTCTTGACGCTCAAGAAGCGCACGAAGAGAGGCGGTTTTCTCGATGAATGCGGCATGCTCTTTCCTCGCTTTCTGGAGCAGTTCACGCTCTTCTTTTGCCTTTGCCGCTGCCGCATGGAGTTCGCGCATCTCGCGGAATTCCACATAGGCCGCTTCGCCGTTCCAGAACGAGCGAACCCGCCGTTCGGTCCATTGCCAGTCCGGCTCGTTCTTGTGGGGGAACATCGAAACCAGGCGCGAATATGCATTGCCGAGGATGGCTTTCACCTTCCCGGCGCCGCCGATATCCGCGACGTACGATCGCGCCAACGCTACATCTGACACTGACATTTTCTTATCCGTATTTGCGGGTGCTTTTCCCATGATCTCGGCTGTCCTTCTGGTGTCTGTTGCTCACATGGAGAACAGGCACAGACGAAAGGACTGGCGCGAGAGTGAGACGATGGAAGACGCGGCTCGTAGGCTCCTGGCAGAACTTGACGAACGCACGAAGAAACGACGGCTTGCCGGAGCCGAAACGCCGGCCAAGTTTAAGGACGAGGAACCGAACGATCATTCGGAAGAAGGGGGTGACGTGCGACATCAATCGACCCATCCCCAAGTTTTGCCACTGATCACTGCCGAGATGTTGGATTCTGACACGTGGAATTGTTTGGCTATCGCGGCGCATGTAGCCGTTTGCCTAAGGAGCCGGATCTGGCGGATATTGTCAGCCGTTAGCTTCGCCCGAGCAATTTGCTCGCCACGCAGAACGGTATTGTGGAGGTATTTGTCTTGAGAGTTCTCGAATGGGGTAGCCCACCGAAGATGCTTTGGATTGACACATGAGGGGCGTCCGCAAGAGTGCGCCGCTTCATGGTTTTTCGACGGAGACGGCCCGTGCACTGTATGGCAAACGAGCCGCGTTATACGCCAACGCTTCCCGTCGAAATCCCCAACCCCATAGCCCTTTAAATCAGTCGCGTATGGCCAATGTAGGCACGCTGACGTGTTCGATGAGATCGCCATAAGAATGAACTCGCGGATAGATCCGCGTTTTGGATACGGCTTCCTAGGCATGGGAATGCCTCCAGAGATTCAAGATTTCCCGTGGTCCCCGGGAAAAAATGCGGAGGAGCGGAGCCATAAGGGTTCGGGTAGGCTCGACGCTCCTCCGCAGCGGCCCGCCGCCAGGGAGGATGAATGCAGCGGGATTGGAATTGGCGGACGCGAGACTTGCGTTCAGAGAGAATCGACTTCCAACGGTTGCTCGTGTCCTGCCGAGGACGATGCCGTTGGACCTACAGACCGCGCTGAACACGCTCCTCGGTTTTGGTGACGCGCTCATGCCGCTTCTGCTCCATGGTTTGGATGGAACCCAAGCGAGGCTTCGGCCTGCTTGCGAGCGGCTATGGCAGCATCAAAGTCCTTGAAACGGCCGACTGCGCGAACTTTGCCTGACGCATGTATCGAGACAACCCAGTCTTGCCGCGTCTGGCACCATGAGACGCCAGTCACGCCACTCGTGTTGTTGGAATTCCTAGAGCGGTTTTTCTGGTTCTCCAGGACACCAACATCGCGAAGATTAGAAATACGATTATCGGAACGAAGGTGATTTATATGATCGATTTGCTCAGGCCAGACGCCATGGACCATAAGCCAAGCGAGCCGGTGAGCCCTGTATTCACGCGAGTCTATGGCGATGCGCACGTAACCTTCGCCGTCAATCCTGCCGGCTTTTTTCCCGGCGAACCTAGCGTTCCAAATCTTCCACCCGCGTTCAGAGGCAGTGGCGCTAAGACACGCAGTCCTTTCTCGCCATGTGAAAGCTCCGGTCTCGGGATTGTAATCGAGGAGGTCGCGAACCAACCGCGCTAACTCGGCGGGTTTACGGTGCTGAGGAACAACGCGCGTCGGTGATGAGGTGTTGGCTGCGAGGATCATATGCGCCTCGCAAAGGCCATCCAGGCGAAGTTAAAGCAGGCCAGAACCATGCAAAAAAATGCGATGGTAGCGTTCCCGTTGGCGGCGCTCATAAATGCCAACCCGCTACACCAGCCTGCCGCAAAGAGGTTCATGGCTGCACCTCTGAATTAGTGCCGACAGGCGACGAGGGAGGGGTGATTTCACCTGCCGGCTTCGCTGCCTTGGCTTGGGGAGGAGGCAGCGAGTGGGTATCTTGGGAGAGAGCTGCGTCGATGGCGGTGACAAACCACGACCACTTGTCCGGAAGGTTCCGGGCCGCGTCCATCGCCACCTCTGCGGCGTGATTCCAATCGCGGGCTGCGACGCTCAACTCTACGTCTCGCGACTGGTAATCAAGTTCATGAGATGTGAGGTATGGATGCCTTCCGTTCAGATGCACCTTGACGCGAAACGTCCGAAAACTTTTGCGGCGGCTGAAGATCATATTTTCCCCCGCCAGCTATCATTTGCGCGGTGGAGATGGTTGATGCCGCTGAAATATAAGCTTCCGCTCATTAAAGCAGCGCGCGAACACACCAACCGCGCGTTGTGTGCGGAAGTGATTTCGTAACCATTCGTGATCAACTGATGTGAATAATTGTGAATGGGCCGTGATTTGTGATTTGCTGGTCCGACCAGACTATGCTTGCCTCTACTCGCCGGGGCTGAAAAAGAAGAATTCCGGCTTGGGAGAGAGCAGCAATGAGTCAGTTTATTATTCCGGCCAGAGTGCCGGAATTTCGCGTTTCCGGCATTGCGTTCATTCACGATCTGGGAGACGGGAACCACCTGTTTGCGATGTATGCGAACGAGGGAACAGACAAGGTTATCCGGTTCAAGGCGGTTATATCCGCCGCTACCATCTACACCAACATGCAGCAAACGATGACGCACCTCGGGTACTCGTGCTGTGGCGGGCAGCGGATGAGAGTTGCGATGAACTGACATCATGCGGCCTCGTCGGCGCGCTCGATTTCTTCCTTCATCCAGGCCATGAGCCTGTCGTAGGTCTTCACGGTAAAGCCGGCGCCATTCCTCATGCGCCGGAAGAAGGTGTTGTCCTTGATGGCGCGAAGACCGATCGTCTCCTCGGTGATGCCGCGCTTCGCCAGCATGGCGGCGGATTCGAGCAAATTGGTTCGGAGTTCGTTTTCCATGATTGCCTAGTATGCGTATTTCTACGCACAATGCAAGCCACATTCTGCGTAAAGATACGCATGGCGTCATTTTTAGCCCAGCGTATGAATCCGGCATGGAAAAGATGACGCCGGAAAAGCTGGGAAAAATGATCGAGGACGCAGGGACGAACCCAGCCGCGCTGGCGCTCGATATAGGCAGGGACAAGGACTATATCCGCGACTTTCTCGTGAGTAGGAAGAAATCGCTAAAGGCAGATGACCTGGCCCTGATCCTCGACAGGCTTTCAAAGTTCGAAGCCAAGCCATCGAAGGAAGATGATGAAATCCCGATTGTCGGCTTGCCGATTGTATCTGACGTTCAGGCCGGCAATTGGTTGGAGGTTACTACCCTTGATGCTCCGGCCGAGCACGAGATTTTGCCGGTTGCCAGAGATCCCCGCTTCCCGAGAGCCGCGCAATATGCCTTGAGGGTTCGCGGGGATTCAATGGACCGCGAATATCCAGACGGGACCTTTGTCACCTGCGTCGATTTCTGGGATGCCGGCGTCCCGCTGCGTGATGGCCTGATCGTGCATGTACAGAGAACCAGGGCCGGCGGCCAATTGGTCGAGGTCACGGTGAAGGCTATCGAAAAGATCGACGGCAAGCTATGGCTGGCGCCGAGAAGTTCAAACCCGATATGGACCAGAGTACCCGTGGATAGCGATAAGACCTTTGAGGTCAAGGTTCGCGGTATCGTGACTGGCGGGTGGCGCCCGGCCAAAATTTGATCTAGGAGGCGGAGGTGGGCGAAGAAGAATATCGGAATCTGATCGAATGGCATCGCAACACGCAGAAGGCCATAGGACGATTGGAGTTTCTAGTGGGGCTGATTTTTTTCGTAGTCGTGATCGCTCCAATTTTGAGACATTTCGGCCTGTGGAATTTAGCAGGCTGGTAGAGCTATAGATCACATCCCTCAGTGCTCTTATACCGGCGATATATAAACTCACGTGTTTAGCTCTCACGTGTTAGGGTGACAGTAGGTGGCACTTTTGAGAAGTGCCAATAGGTGGCACTTTAAATTGCCAGATAATAGCGGTTCACCCCTCGCTTTCGCCGCTCGATAATCAAAAGCCCCTCGCCTTCCAGGCGGTTGATCGTCCGCACCACGGTTCGCTTGCTGCACGCCGTATCGAGCGCAATCGTTGACACGCTCGGGCGCGCGTACTGCTCATCGAAATTGATGTAGAGGGCAAGCCGGCAGGCAATGAGACGCTGCTTATCTGGCAGCCAGTCCTTGCCGATGACGTGCTTCATCCACCGATCCCTGAACGCTGCATAATCGGCCCGCGACATCGGGATCGCGGCGGGAAGAACCTGCTTCGGCATAGTCCCTACGTAGCGGACTTTTCCGCAATGCACAACACATTTCCGGAATTTTCCGCATTTTGTGCTTGCAATGCGTTTTTTTACGTATACAGTGATCCCCATCGAGATCACGAAGAAGCGCAAGCCGATCTGGTCTCAACAACCGGAGACGAGACATGAGCACCGCAGCCAGCTTCAACGTCGAATATCGCCATCAGTTGGCAGCCCACGTGAAGGGGCTGCCGCGCGACAAGCACGGGCGCATCTCATTCGCTGACTTCGATCGCCTCGATGCGCAGATCAAGGCGGACCGGGCTTCTGGCCTGATCACTCACTCCGACTTCTTCAATTGCGGCTGCCTCATTGGGTCGGCGGTCAACATCGCCCCGCATCGCGACCCGCGCATCGCTGCCTGATCACCCCCACAACAAGCGCAGCAGATGCGCTCTGGAGACGAACATGCGAACCGGTATCGACATCATCGCCCAGTTGGAAACCATCCAGGACGGATGCGAGCGAGCTGATGCACTGGAGGCGGCCAACCTCTGCCGCGACGAATTGATCAGCGTACTTGACCGCTACGGCTTCGGCCGCCCCGGCAGCGCGGTTCCGACAGACTGGCGCACCTACTACGGGACCGATGAGCTTCGCGGCTTCTGTCTCGAATATGCCGAGCAGTTTTCGCCATCGGCTTAGCCCCTCCCCAACCGCAAGCCCGATACCGCGATAGATGGAGAACGCCGTGACCGACAAGATTTGCAAAGCTACGCTGACGCTGAACGACTGGGCCGGCCGCGTCGATGTTCCAGTGAAGGTCGTAGGGCGCACTCCCAAGCGGATCAGGGTCGAGCTTCTGCAAGATGCCCTGATGCCTGGGCGCCGTCGCGGCAAAGCCGGCGAAACATTCCTCGTACCGACTTACGCAGTCCGCGAGCAATGCGCTCCTTCGTAACCACCCATCACCACCACTCGCAGTCCCGCACAGTCGGCGGCTTCACCAGAGAGAACGGCAATGGACGCGAAAACACTTGAAGCACTGAAAGCTTCCATCGCGAAGTGGGAGCGGAATGCTGAGGCGAAGACGCCGGGCGATGTTTTGATCGGCGCAGATGAATGCCCTCTCTGCAGGATATTCCATCCGTCTTTTGGCGGCGACTTCTGCGAAGGATGCCCTATCAATTCCGCCGGCCACTATGGCTGCGTGGGAACGCCATTCGAAGATGCAGACGGCGCTTTCGAAAACTGGAACTTCGGAGACGGCAAGGGAAGAAAATTCCGCAAAGCAGCCCGCGATGAAGTCGCCTTTCTCAAGAGCCTTCTCCCGGAGGAAACTCCATGAGCGAAGTGAAGCATACGCCGACACCATGGACGACAAGCCCGTGCCCGAACGGTGGTGCAATCCTTCATCGTGGGGGCGGTAACTCCTGGGAGCATCCGCAAGGCATGTTGCAGATTGTCCCGGCTGAGGATGCCGATTTTATCGTCCGCTCCGTCAATGTCTATGACGACATGCTGGCCGCGCTTCGGCTCGCTCAGTCGGCCATCTCCATGATGATAGAGCCGAAATCCATCAAAGAATTTGTGGTCCAGCACGCATTTGCTCGCGCCGTCGAAGCTGAGAACGCCGCCCGCTCAGCCATTGCTAAAGCTGAAGGCCGCACCCCATGACTCTCTACCGCCCCATAAGCGAGAGCGCGAAGCTCGGCGGCCAGGACTGGTATCGCGTCGGCTCTCACTTCGGAAGCCTGCTGGGCCCCGAGCATGACATCCGCGTCCTCTCGACCGGCAAGCTCTATCGCGTGGGTGACTTCACCTACCAGAGGCTCGTGAATGGCGCTCAGCCGACGCCCTACGGCTGGCTGGAGCTGAACGAAGATGGCGAGCCGGTGGAGGCCTCCGATGCATGAGCTTTCTGCAGGAGAATACCGCGCCCTCATGCTCCGCGCTCGTCGGTGGGCAATGATCTGCCTCGATGCCGGCCAGACCGAAGAAGCCAAACGCCAGATCAACGAAGCAGCGCGGTTCTCTGCTGCCGCCGATGAAATCGAAGCCGAGCGGAGGGCGGCGTGAGTGACTTCGCTTGGTGGTCAGCCGCCATCGCTGGCGAGAAACCGCTGACCTACGAGACACCCGAGTGCGGCTACTTCAAACTTCGTGACCGGCGCGGCCTTAACAGGGACTTGGCACCGATCAAGCGTCCGTGGGTAGCCTGCGCGATATGGCGCGACGAAGCCGGAGAATTGAAGGCTGAATTGGCAGGAATGGCGACATCGCCGGAGCGCATTTGGCCTTGGTGCGCCAAGTACCCGATTACCTACGAAGACTACGCCTACTGGCATCAACACGAAAGGTTCCCGCAATGAACCATGTAGCCAAGATCGACAGCAACCCGCAGAAGCGGTCCCTCATCGCAACTATGGCCGCCGGATATAGCATGGAGCCGGCATCCTTCGCCGCGACCGTGCGCGCAACCTGCATGCCGGCGAATTCAAGCGATGAGGAATTCGCCGCCTTCCTGCTCGTGGCCCACCAGCACGGCCTCAACCCGGTGACGCGCGAAATTTACGCTTTCCCGAAGAAGGGCGGCGGCATTCAGCCGATCGTTGGCATCGACGGATGGATGACGCTCATCAACTCTCACCCGCAGTCGGATGGTTTGGAGTTCCAGGACCATTTTGACGACAAGGGAAAGCTGTCCGCGATCACCTGCAAGATATACCGCAAGGACCGCCAGCGGCCCACTGAGGTCACTGAATACATGGAGGAGTGCAAGCGGCCGACAGAACCTTGGCAGAAGTGGCCGGCGCGCATGCTTCGCCACAAGGCGGCTATCCAGTGCGCTCGTTACGCGTTCGGCTTCGCCGGCATCATCGACCCCGAAGAGGCGGAGCGCTCGCCAGAAGTGATCACAGGCGCGGTTGTAGCGCCGCCTCCGCAGATCGAGGCGCCGAAGACCGAACATATCACAGTCACCACATCTGATGGCGAAACTGTCGATGCTGTGGCGGAGGTAGACTACGGCGACTATTTCGAGCGGCTGCAGGAAGCCATGGAAGGCGCCGCGACCGAAGGTGACGTGGAGGAAGTCTGGATAGACTTCGACCCCGAAGCAACCTTCCAGGACGACGCCGATAGCTTGGAATTGGCAACCAATATCCGCACTCAGCGGCTCGCCAAGCTTCACCCGATCAACGCTGGATAAGTTTCTCAACGGAGAAGGCTGGCGGCGCGAATGCCGCTGGCCGGGAGTTTCAGATGAGCAGAGCGCTTGTCACCCTCAATAGCCAGTACGACCGCCGCCGGGTCCAAGATCTGATCTGGAAAGCACCGGCTGGAACGCGGGTCGAGATCAAAGCCGCACAGCGAAGCTTGGACCAGAATTCAAAGATGTGGGCGAGTTTGACCGACATCGCATCGCAGCTCGCCTGGCACGGAAAGAAGCTTCGTCCCGATGACTGGAAGTTGGTCTTCATCGACGCGCTCAAGCGGGCGAACGGCGAGGTTCTAAACATCGTTCCCAACACGGACGGGACAGGTTTCGTGAACCTGAGCACATCGTCATCCGATCTGTCGAAGGCGGAAATGTCAGACCTCATCGAACTGATCGTTGAGTTCGGCGCGCGCCACGGCGTGACATTCCATGACAGCCAGGAGCAGGCCGCATGAACGAGATGATCTACTACGTCGGCGGATACTGGCGGCGCCGGCCGACAACAAGGAAACGCCCGCACCCGCACGAATATAGCGCGATGCACAATCGCCTGGTCGAAGAGGTGGAGTTCATGGAACAGCGCCGTCTCCAAGACGAACTGGCAGAGGCCATAGAGCAAGAGTTGGAGCGGATGTGATGGCCTTCGCAGTTCCCCGCGCATCCACCGCCTTCAGCCTGGATAAGTCATCCAAGGCAACGAAGCGAACCGAAGACCCGGCGCACCTTGCCTACATTCGCAAGCTGCCCAGCGCTGTCTCAGGCCTGTTCGGCTGTGAAGCTTGCCACATCAGGACAGGCAGCGCGGTCCACAAGAAGAAACATACCGGCGCCGGGCAAAAGGCTGACGACGCGTGGACGCTCCCGCTGACGCCAGCCGAGCACAAGGCGCAACACTCAGCCAACGAATTGGCTTGGTGGCGCTCTCACGGCATCGATCCATTCGAACTGGCCATCAAGCTTTACGAGGTCAGCGGCGACATTCCAGCCGGCATCGAGATCATCCGCAACACCCGTAGGAGCGCCTAGCTATGAGCAAGCACAAACCACTGGAAGCTCTTGCCCGCGCATTCGACAAGGAAGATGCAGCACAGCGCGGCGAGCCCGATCCCTGGAAGGATGCTGAAGACGATGCCGAATGGGTGTCGGAACGGCTTGCCTGCGCTCATGTCGCGGCCGAAGCATATCTCGCCGCCCGTTCCACCGTACCGGAAGCGGGGAAGGCGGTGGACGAGTTCTGCGGACATGGAGCTTTGCGCGTCGCCTGCCCTTATTGCAAAACCACTGCAAACTTCTCTATCGCATCCGTCCCAGCACCATCCGGAGCGGAGCCTACCGCCGACCAAGAACTGCAAGAAGTTGCCGATGGCGCTTGGGGTGATGGTCCTATGCGTCGCCGCGCTGCGTTCGTGGAGATCGAACGTCGAGCTACTGTCGAGCGTGCCAAGGCCGCTGCTCCACAGGCGGTACCGGCAGAGGATGTGGCGAAGCTGGTGGAGAGACTGAATAGCATCGCCGAGGATCAGCGTGAATACGGGAGTGGGTCAACCGTCATTCCCGACGCGCTAACCGAAGCCGCTGCCGCGCTCACCAGCCTCTCTGCACGACTGGCCACCGCAGAAACGGCCCGCTACGTCGCCGCAACCAACTATCTCGACCTTGTCAAGTACAAGGAGCACCTCAAAGCAGAAGCCACCTCCCTGCGCAGGGAGGTGGATGAGGGCATCGAGCCGTATTTCGCTCGCCAGATTGAATGGTCGCGGGAAACGTTCGGGCCAGCGCTGCGCACCCACGGCGTCATCGACCACATCCGCAAGGAACTCACCGAGATCGAGGCCGATCCGCACGACTTGTCCGAATGGATCGACGTCGTGATCTTGGCAATGGATGGCTTCTGGAGGCATGGCGGCTCCGCTGCCGATCTGATGCCGCGCCTGCTGGCTAAGCAACAGAAGAACATGGCGCGCTCGTGGCCTGACTGGCGCACGATGAGCGAGGATCAAGCCATTGAGCACAACCGAGCAGGAGCCTCCGAATGAGCGCCATGATCACAGAGGCTCGGGTCAACGCCGCAGTGCGCGAATGGCGCCGCATCCGTGCGTCAGGCGAAGCTGCCGACATTCACCAAGCCATGCGGGCCGCCCTCGCCGCAGCCCTCTCCACAGCGGCGGCCAGACGGGAAGCGGAATGGCACGAAGATTATGGCGATGTTGTCTGGTGGACATGGCGTGACGGTCAATGGCTCGGAGAAGCCGCCTTCATAGGCTCGCCGCTCGGGTCTGACTGGCCGGGCTATCATACGCACTGGACGCCGCATCCATCATTCCCCGCCGCACCCCTCCCCGAGGATACCCATCATGGCCGGTAAGCTGACAGCGGTGGAGCGTGACCGCATGAACCATGCCTTAGGGATAGGGCGAGGCGGGAATCGCAACTTCTACGCCGCTGGGGGCGACGACGTAGCGATATGGGAAGGGCTTGCCGCCAAGGGCTTTGCAGTCCAACGCAAGCCAAATCCGCTGTTCCCAGACGCATGCTTTAGCGTCACCCCAGCCGGCCGCACCGCACTGGAGGACAAGCATGGCTAAGGTCTGGTGCGTTCGCTATCGCAATGAAGGCGGCGACCGTGAGGCTTGGTGTGCCGTGGCCGGCAACGTCAAGCCGGAGGAGGATGCGACAAGCGTCCCGACAAAATGCGGGCATTTCGTCATCCTGCCTCTGGGCACGTCCAAGCGCGAACCGACTTGCGCCGAATGCCGGGAGGACAAGCCATGAGCATCGAGCGGGAGCTGTGCCCTGTTTGTCTCGTGCCTTTCAAGCCAGATGATATCTGCTCAACGGATATCGAATTGGGCACATGCCACGCTGAATGCCTCAAGGGCTGTCCAACGGTCGATCTGAACACGGGAGAGCCGATAGACGGACCCATCCCGACATATCGCTACGACGAGGACGATCATGATTAGTCTGACTACCCCCTCGGAGCCACGAGTAATTTATTTGAGCGGCCCGATTAGCGGCATGCCGGAGAAAAATCACCCGCTGTTTATGAGCGTGGCCAGCCAGCTCCGCGCCGCTGGACATCGGGTCTATAACCCTCGCGAATTTTGCTGGACCGAAGGGGTTTTCCCGAAACGCAGAGCATTCGCTGAATATTGCGCATTCATATGCGGCGAAGCAACGACCATCGTCATGCTTCCTGGCTGGCAAAAGTCAAAGGGCGCCACCACAGAACGCGGCCTTGCTGAAAACTGCGGCCTTGAAATCATCGAGTGGACCGAGCCTCAGGATACGTTCCTGATTGCAGATGATGTGGGAGGCGGGCCATGAGCATCGAGAAGATCGAGCGCACTGACTACATCGCCGAAGCCATCACCGAAGCATTTGGCGAGCGCTGTCCCGACTTTGCAGAGGGATGTGCATGCTGCGAGGCATGGCAGCAATATGACCGGCTGAGGGAAGTGGGGCGCAGGGCGAAGGAACTTGCGAACTCCTTCTACGTGTTCACCATCGAGGATGACGACGGCATTCGGCTATCAACTGGCGGCATGGTTGTCGCGCACTATTCCGAGCATTCCCCGGAAGGTATCGCGCTTCTGAAGCTTGATGCGGCGTCACGCGTCCTCTCCGAGCGGGAGTGGCAGGAATGAGCAGCGAGCGGATCATCTCCGTAGCCATATCGGCTTTCGGCATCGTCGCCAGCCTGCCGGCGCCCGCGCGCCATGGCGACGTTCTCCGCAAACTTTGGGACTTCAACCAAACGGTTGTCGTCGGCGAGGACCGCCAAGGCTTCCTGACCAACACAGGGCGCTATGTGAACCGACGCGATGCGGCTGTCATTGCTCTTGCCGCTGGGCAGCTCGACAAGCTGTATGCGCCGCCGGACCTCTATTCGGAGGATCTATGGTGAGCAAGCCTGCCACTGTTGATATCGGGGATGACGAGCCGGTGACTCTGGCGGAGGCCTCTCGGATCATCCTACGGGGCATTGTCTCGGTCTCTGCCTTGCGCGCAGAAATCAGGAGAGGCAACCTTGCCGTCGAGCGGATCGGCAAAAACCTGTTCACGACGCCGGCCGCCATAAGGGAGATGAGGAGCAAATGCCGCGTCATGCCGAACCGCCAAGATTATACCTCAGAAAAGACCGAGGTCAAAGCGTCTGGATCATCCGAGACGGCGGCAAAGACAAGCGAACTGGATGCGCTGAAAGCGAGCGTCCGCGCGCTGAAAACAGGTTCGCTGAGTACCTTGCGCAGAAGCACGCCGCGCGGCCGGCAAAAGGCGGAAAGTCCGATACCATTTCCATCGCGGAAGTCCTCCGCGTCTACGTGATGGAACACGCCCCGACCACGGCCAAGCCGAAGCTCATCGCCGAGCATATCGAGGGGCTGACCGACTATTGGGGGGAGAAGAAGGTTTCCAGCATCAAGGGTGCGACATGCCGTCAGTTCGCAGCGAAGAAGACACCGAGCATGGCGCGGCGCGAACTGGAAACACTGAGAGCTGCGGTGAACTATTTCCACAAGGAATACGGTCTGGATCCGGTGCCGGCATTCACGATGCCGCCGAAGCCGCGCTCGCGCGAGCGCTGGCTAACTCGGACAGAAGCGGCGAGATTGCTCCGGAGCGCAAGAGGGATGCCGCACTTGCAGCGATTCATACTTATCGCGCTATACACGGGGACAAGATCGGGGGCTGTTCTCAAGCTATCCTGGCTGGCCTCTATCAGCACTGGCTACGTAGACTTGCAGAGAGGGATTCTCTACCGCTCCGGCTCAGAGCAGCGGGCTACGAAGAAAAGGCAGCCGCCGGCGGCGATTCCTTCTAGGCTTCTCGCCCATCTTAGACGCTGGAAGCGGTTGGACGGCGGCATCAAAAACGTCGTCAACTGGAACGGTTCTTCGGTTCTTTCCGTGAAGAAAGCATTCCGTTCAGCACGCGAAAATGCTAAACTTTCCAAGGACGTAATACCGCACACGCTTCGCCACACATGCGCTACTTGGCTGATGCAGGCCGGCGTAGAATCGTGGCAGGCGGCGGGCTTCTTGGGGATGACTGTCGAGATGCTTGAGCGCACCTACGGGCACCATAGCCCAACGTTCCAGAGAGACGCCTCGGAAGCCTTGACCGGAAAACGAATGGCTGCGCACTGAATGCGCACAGGAATAACCGACACCAACTGAAACGAACGTGAACGAACAAGGCACATAAGGCGATTGCGGAATGAACAGAATGGCCGGAATGCTCGTTCGGGACGAGGGGGTCGCAGGTTCAAATCCTGCCACTCCGACCAGTGAGCGCACAGAAACGCGCACAGAAATCCCGAAAAACTTCCATCCGCGCTGGTATTTTCCGCCGAATTTCGGGCTTCACGAATACCCGGCTGGAATCATCTATGGCCCATGCGTCTGCGGTAGCTGGCCCGGTGGCGAATGCCTTCAATGCCCGATTGCCCCCTCGCCTTTAGGGTCTACAGATACAATGCTGGGAGAAGCCGATGTGGGACGATGACGTAATGCCCGTAGAGATCAGACCAGGGATCACTGTGCTGATCAAGGGCATCCCGTGGGATCTGACAAAAGCCGAGGCCGAGAAGCTGGCGAACGTTGTTACCGCTCTTGCTAGCCCCGCCCCATCCAGAGAGGATAGCCCCCATGGCACGAGCGGATGACGCGTTCTTCGGTAAGCTAGTTCACTGGTTGGCTGCGCACGATCTGGAAATGCACACACCGCAGCGAGGCGAAACCTATGTCTGCAAACGCCGGCCGAAGCAGCCGCGTTTTGCCGCCATCCGCCAGGACAACCCCCAATGAGACGTGACTCCGACTGGAACGACATGGCTACCGCTCCGCTCGACGGCAGTACATTCCTCGCCAAGCTTTCAAGCGGTCGGGAGGTGTTGGCTGAATGGTGGGAAGGTCCACCGGGCAAGGAAGAAGAATGGGGCGGCTGGGGCATTTGTGTGACCCGCAGCTTTTGCGAGGGCACAATGAATGAGGACTGCGGCGCTGAAATGATCGGCTGGCGCCCGCTTCTGCCGCAGAAGCCGTTTGATGAGGAAGGCGGAATCCCTCAATGAGAACACGACGTGATGCCAAGCTCGTTATCGCCCTGCTCCCCATCGCCCTCATAGTAGGATGCGCAGTGGCAGCAGGGCATTATTGGTTTGGACTGTTTCCGGATATGAAGTGGTAGGAGCGATGACGGGAAGTGATATCTATCTGACTGTAGGTGACGATCCGAAAGGACGCGGCTTGCTGGCCATTATCAGCCGTGGCCACCCCCAGAAGGGCGATGAGAACTGCACGGTGCTGACTCTTGAGGTGGTGAAGAATATGAAGGCAGCAAAGGCATGGTTCCGGCGAATGAAGGTAGAGCAACCGTGGGAAGCGCGCCAGTGAGCTATCCGCCTTTGGAGCGCTGGCCTATATTCTGAAGCATGAGCGAAGAGATGATGCAGACCGGCTACGAAACCCGCGAAGAAATGATCCGCGACCATTGGAAGCGCTACGGCTACCATTGGGATGTGGAGAAGTGGCCGCGCCTAAAGCTGCCGATCCGGAACAAGGCATACCCGTTCATGGCTCTGGTCCAAAATGGCGATGCTGGTGTCCAGCCTGAAATCGCACTGGAATATAGCTTCCATCGCGGCACTCTCGATGGTCGTCCAGCATACCGCATCACCTGCGAAGGTTTCGTTCTGGAGGAGGCGCCGCTTTAGCGCTGAAACGGCGATCTGAGATCAGGCACCCGCTCTGTGTTCTGGTGGATGATGATGCCGACGTTCTTGCCTTGGCACTTGGAGCATCGAAGCTTCGGAACAAGCTCTGCGTGCATTGCTCCGTGATCCGGCCCTAGCTTGTCGCGGAGCTTCAGGAGATCGAGATAGGAGTGGTTCCCGCATGTTGGGCGATGGCACCACACGCTGATGCGCTCGCCTTCGTCTATGCGGTTCTGGATGGTGTGGCCCTTCATGGAGAAGGGGTTATAAATGAAAGCGGGCGCTTCGGCCTAGAGGAGTTTTACATCCAGGAAGCCTACTGCCCTAACGAGCCCGAAGCTCTAAAGGTGCGCCCGGTCACTTTATGCCGCAAAAGCTTTGAGGGTTCTACCGCCTCTTCCTTGCCGGAGGAATGATCACAGATCGCCCCTCCGGGGAGGGATCACCTCCAGCTTGCATTTCTGCCCATCCTGCTCCAGCGAGCCGACAAGATAATTCGCCTCCTCACGATCTTTCGTCCTGAGCAGGATGCGGATGTCGTTCCGTCCGCTCTTCTGCTTCTCGACTATGGAGACTTGATAAGTTGGGCCTTCGCTCATGGAGAGCGATATAGCGCGGGGAAGGCTGGGGAGGAAGAACCTGAGGCTCGGGAGTCGAACCCGATCCGGCTTTATCATCCAGGGAGGCGAAGCTCCCAACCGTGAGGGTGCTGTGCTGCCGTTACACCAGCTTCATTGCTGATTTCTATAGCAGAATCCGCGCAGAAATGGTAGGGTTTGCGGATGGACGACACACCTATCCCGACCGAATTGCACCATGTCTTGCCGCCGCCGCTTTCTTCGTGGCGAGCCGCCGCGTTTCGCGACAAGCTGGCACTCGTTTCGCCGGACCACGAGCCGCTTATCGGGTATCAGGTTGATGGGAAGTGGGTCGTAATGAAAATCGACTTCTCCAAGCCGATCGAGACCTACCCCCTCACCATCCACAAAAGCTACATTCTATTCAAAGCAGAATAACGGAAAGGATAGGCCATTATCTTTTCGTTCGGGCAAGCTCCTGTAGACGCCTTACCGCCTCCTTCCGCCAGAACAGCCTTGTCACCTCATCCTCGGCGGCAAATACTGCTCCTGGGTTCCGAAGCGCATGAAGCCAGCGGGCTAATTCGCTGACCTGATCGAAGGTCACTTCTGGTGCTTCGCCAGCCATCTTTGGGTCTCCGAAAAGCGTTCGGCCCTATCGGCATCTATGAGGAGATCGGTGGCCAGGCGCCGGGCTTCATCTGGGGTGAGCGCGGTCTCGAAGAAGGTTTCCGGGCTATCCGTGGGAACCTTGATCACGACGAGGTGCGGGCGCTCGCTCATGATGACGCGGGGGAGAAACAGGACTCGGCGGCTCATGCTGCTACTGTGAACCTATCAACTTCGCCCCGATCCTTGTGAAGCGTGATCGAAACCATATTGCGAGGGCTCTGATACCCCTCCCCCGCGTGCCAGGCATCCTTGGCCGCCAATGTGTTGAAGCTCTCGGCCCGAAGCCCACGAAGTGTGTTCACGGCCAGTGCCTTCTCATTGTGGACGTGCCCTGTATACCCATAGCGGTATTTGGTTTTGCCCCACTGCTCTGGCCAATTGGCCGCTACAAAGCCGGCCATGTCGCCCATCCTAAGCTGATCGCCATGGGTTGCGGCGATCATGCAGGAGCCGTGCTGGCGCATGTAGAAGCGGGAGGGGCTGGTATCGACGGAGACACGTTCATTTGCCCGAAAATGGGCGGCGACGGCCACGGCGAGCATCAGGCTGGTTTCGTCGTCGTGATTGCCGGGGAGCTTCCGGTATTCCACGAAGTCATGCTTTTGAAGGGCAAGCTCGATGCACTGGATCACCAGTTCGAAGCCCATCTGCACAACCTTGGCATAGCGGGAATCGACATCGAGCGGGTTGCCAGAGCGAGCGGTCTGGTTACGGCTGTTGTCTGCATGGAAATAATCGCCCAGATCCAGCACTATGGCGTGACATGAATTGGCTGATCGGGAAACGAGATTGCCCATGCTCGATTTGAGCAGGCTGGAGGCTATCTTGATATCGTAGTCCGCTCCAGTCTCCTTGGCCCATGAGAACATCCCAAGGTGGAGGTCTGCGATCGGATAGACGGTCAGGAGATCGTCGTTGGTAAATGATGGAGGGGAAATGAGTGGCGCCGGCTCATAGGATTGTAGCGCATCTTTGATGGCTTCCGAGAGAACGGGGGCATTGCCCTCTCTCGTCTTTACCCATTGCTGGACAGTTCGGCCATCGGCATCCAGCAGGGCAGATACGCCCTTCACAATATGGCCGTCAGGAACGGCGAACTCCTCTCCGGCTTCACGGGTTTGCTTTACCCATGAATCGCCTTCCTTGGTGGCTACGGATTTGATTTCGAAGCCAGGTAGCGTCTTGGTAGGCCCCAACATACCCTTGAGCGCTGCGGCCTTTATGCGATTCTGGAATGTGCCTCTGGCTAAGCCAAGAGCTTCAGCGGCATGGGAGGTATTGCCGTTCGCAGCATTCAAGGCATCGACTGCCTGCCGCGCGAGTTCGTCCGTCAGCTTGGGCTGCGGCATGCGCGTCACCTCTTGGTTATTAAGGGTGGCGAAAAGTCAGGGAATGGAGACGGCCGGCTGCTCTGCCTGCTTGGGCAGCAAGCCTTGGACGGGTGGCGGGCCGTCGTATTGGACACCACCATCCTGCCCTACGATGGCTTGGATGTTGCCTTGTCCGCCCTCGCCTTCAGCGGCATCCTTGGCCGCCTGCAGTTGATTGGCTGCTGTCGCGCTGTAGGGCATTTTGTAATACGTAGGCTGCATATCGCCGGATTTTAGAAGCACGAAGATAGCTACATCGACTTGGATATCGGCGCCCAGAACGGTGTACTTGCCGGGCTTCGGAGCATGGGGAATCGGCATCCCGAGCGGGACGTAGATTGCGAACGCAGCCAGAGCGACCGCCAGCGGCAAGGACAGGGCAGCAAGCCGCCGGCCGGCCATCCACGCGAACAGGCAAAGGACGCAAGCGAGCAACAGCCATGTGCTGGCAAGCAAGATCATTGCGCGCTCCTGATGGCTTTGAAGACGTGGTTCTCCGACCCGGCGACCAACTTCCCCTGCCCGTCGAGCTTGAAGCGTAGGACGGTACGCTCCTGCTTGGGCCGAATTTCGAGGCTGGTCTTGTCGAGGAGAGAACCGTTGAGCGATATCTTGACGCTCACGGTGAGCGGTTCCTGAAGGCTGTAGCCGTGCACGTTGATTATGTACTCGCCTGCCGGCGTTGAGCGCGCGAAGGCATCTTCGCAGTTCGTCGGGCCGTCGTCATTCACAATGCCCATGTCATCGAACAGAAGAGACCATACCGGCCCCGATTTCCGGCTGTAGCCAATCGCCTTGTCGTCCTTGGGGCCGAATACCCAGAGGTCGACATCGGTAGGGCCGTTGGGCCAGCATGCTTGCACGGCAATGGTGCCGGGAGGTGGGAGGCTTTCCTCATTCTTGGCAATCGGGTTGATCTGAGCAAGGACGAGCACGACAAGCGCCGTGAGGCCCAGAAGCATGTTCATGAGCAGATCACGAACGAGGATTGGCGTCATTTGCCGATCACCCAGGCGTTGATGCTTATCCAAAGTGCCGCCACAGCCCCCACGAGCGTGCTACAGAAGGCAACACCCATCCCGGCGAGCAATGACGCCGCGACCTTCTGGACGCCCTCTGCGGAGCCAAGAGAGCCTGTGTCGATGTTCTGGAGGGCAATGATGAAGCCGACGACGTTGCCGATGAGGCCGAGCGTCACAAGCCACACTTCGGCGCGCTCTAGATGCCCTGTCTTACCAAAGAACACGCCGATCATGGAGGCGACAAACAGCGCCGAAATCAGGTAGCTTATATGTGAGACATCGTGCGTGAAGACGAAGCCAACATAGCCCAGCCACCAGGCCCAAGCGAGGAAACAGCAGAAGCCGAAGTTGAGGATTGCGAGCCGGATCACGTCGGGTCTCCCTTGCCGGGGCCGAGGTCGGTCCAGTTATCGCCAGTTCCGATCACACATGCGCGACCGGCGGTGTCCACGATGACCATGGTCCAACTCTTTCCCTCCGGGGATTCGAAGAGCGTCCAAGCGATCTGGCTTTTCTCACCAGCGAGGCCGGCGGCGGCAGGTTGCTCGTGGAATTTCTCCAGCAAAGCGGCCTGGAGCGTCTTGTAGTCGGTACACGCGGCAGGGCCAGCGTTTGCCGGCGACAGCGCCATGACGATGCAAAGGATGAAGAAGGCGCACAGGACGCAGAACGCAAGTCGCACTCGGGGAGTCATACCCACGGCGATATCCTTTCGAGGGAGGGAGGCGGGCTAGTCCCGGTCGCGGCCCGATAGCTTCGCGATGATCTGCACCAACAACCAGGCGCAGCCGAGGATTGGCAGCAAAAGCGCTGCTGTTTGGGAGATGTCAGCCAGCGAGGGCATCCACCAGGGGGAGACGGCGGCGCCGGCGGCAATCACGTTTGTCACCTTGTCGATGGTCATTTCGCCTCCAGTACGGAGGCAGCTTTCGCCAGCGCTCCATGGCGCTTAGCGCAGATTGACAATGAGACTCGATCCTTTGCCCAGAGGCGGCTTACCTCGGCTTCAGTCAGATCCCGCTCGGGAATGGTGACGACGCCAGCGCAGGCTTGCTTGAGCGATTGCGGAATCTTGGCGGTGACAGGCGGCAGGACAGAATGGCGGCTGAAGGAGGCGCAGCCACCGAGGGCGAGCACGGCGCATAGGAGCAAGGTTCTCATCGGCCCACTCCGTTTAGCGCTTTCGCAACACCCTTCGATATCGCCGGCTTCTTGTCTGCGCCAGCGGCGTGGATGGCTTCCTCAAGCGCGCTCTGCGTATCGGCAAGTTGCCCTTGGATAGAGAGGTATTCGGCTTCGATCTGGTTGATGGCACGCTGGTCGGCGGCGGCTTTGGCGAGCTGTTTGGCTTCGTCCTCTTCGCGCTGCGCGACCCATGCCGAACGCTCTTTCGCCGCGCCGGCCGTATAACCCTCGTTATAACGGTGCGCTGACCATGCCCAGAAGCCACCCACAGCGAGCGCGGCAATCATCGCATAGGAAATCACCGCTGAGAGCATGGAGGACAGCCCTGTGGCCCGCCCTACCCAGAGGATCAAAGCGGCCATAGCAGGATCAACCCAGCGAGAGCGACGATGCCGACGAGGAACAGGCCGATCTCTGCGGCGTATTCCTCAATGAGGGCGGAGAAGACGGCTTTGAGATTTTCCATCAGCGCAGCCCCCGCAAGCATAGGGCGCGCTCTTCCTGCCGGCGCTTGGTCAGGCCCGGGAGACGAATTCCGCGCGACTTGTCCCACATCAGCAACGCATCGCAAGCGCCGCGAAGGTTGCCCTGATTGGCGCGGCTGGCGACGGACGACTTGCAGAAGTTTCCCGTCCCGGCATTGTAGGTGAAGGACAGGAACGCCGCGTACGCGTTGTCAGGAATAGTGTCCGGCGAGGCGAGGCATTTGCGCATACCCGTCTCGAACTCGGCCAGCCGGTCAATCAGCATGTCTTTGCATTCGGCCGGCGTCTTGTGATCGCCCATCTTCACGCCACGGGTTTCCCCGAAGCAGATCGTTGGGATGCCCACCGGATCGCGGTAGGCGTAGGTTCGTAGCCCCTCGAATCCAGACACGAGTGCGACGACGGAGGCGGCGAGCGCCCCGCCCTTTTTCATGCGGCTCATGGTATTCTCCTAGTCGTTTCGGTAGAGGTGCCCGATGCCAGAGGCGATGGCGAAGAACAGGCCAAGGCCGGCATAGACGAGCGGGGGAATGGGCAGCGTTCCCTCGAACAGGGGCCATACGCTCGCCAGCGCTTCACAGATCATCATGAGGACGGCCAGATACGCGGCGTGGAAGCGGACCCGCCTGCCGATGGTCTTCTTGCGCATTGGCGGCCAGCTCAAACTGATATGTAGAGCAGGTTGAAATTCACCTGCGAGTTGTTGTTGAAGTGGGTGTTGTCGAAATTGGCCCGGGCGCCGCCCGCTGATGGCCAATAGCCGAGGTTGAGAACGGCAGAATTCGCGCCGATGAAGGAGATCGGAGTCCCAGGAATGCTGGCCATGTTCAGCATCACCGAAATGCTGCCAGCCGTGCCCGTGGCGGTTATATTGGCTGATGTTACCGGAAGACCGGTGATGGTGGCCGCCCCGGTGGCTGATCCTTTGTTTGACAGAATTATCGTTCCGGCGATGAGAACAAACGACCCCACTTTGCGGACTACCGCAGTATTGAGGGAATAGGTTATGCCAGTTGACGCACCACCGAAGGCAAGCTGCGGTGTCCAACTTGCCGAACCGTCTGTCAGTAGTGCCGCGAGATTAGCGCTCGATGGCGTAGCCGCAAACGTGTCGAATCCCGACGCCCTGGTAACGCCAGCCCACGATGTCAGCGCGGCGGAGAGCGGCTGGAAGGCCGCTGTTAACCACTTCAGTAATTCATTGCGCCAGTCAGCGCTAAAAATACTTGGTGCTGGCATTGTGAGACTCTTGTAAGGGCCGTCCGGCAAGCGCACATTCTATTCATGCGCTTGGGAGTTGTACTTTCAACTTGTCTGGTTTTCAGCTCAGCGTATGCTGGCCCGGATGATGCCGAGTGGAACCCGCCAGCACGCTATGATCATCCCTATTATGGGAAACTGCGTATCTATCAGTTCAGCCGGCAACCGGATTTGGTGGAAGCTTGCCACGCCTTCGAGACGGAAGGGAATTACTTCGTTGGAGACAATCAGCGCGGATGCGCTTGGTGGAGCGACGATCATTCGAAATGTATCGTCTTCATCCTCGATAAGTCATTCAATGGTCAGACCCCAAAGGCGGTTCTTCGTCATGAGATCGGGCATTGCAATGGCTGGGGAGCCAACCACCCAGATTAGCCCCAGGTTGAGGTTTCCATCACTTCGTTGACCGAGTTTGCGCCGGAAATGGTCACGGAGACAGCCCCAGCGCTCGTTGGATTTGCGACCCCAAGCGCACACTGATACCCAGAGACATGAGAGAATTCTGTCCGCTTGGTAACCCCAGTCATTGTGATGGTCTCCACTCTGTTCCGAACGGCTCCCGCCATAAGGATTCCGTTGGAAACGGCCGTATTGTTCACCGTAAGCGAAGTGCTGGCGTTGTTGCCTCCGGTGTAGGCGCCAAGCGCAGTATTGGTTACCAATGGCGTTGAAACGACAACGACGGAGCATTGTGTCCTGATTGCGGTATTGAAGCTGATCGTGCCGCTGGTTCCCGTGGTCTTGAAGGGCGCGGATAAAGCCCCCGCAAATACTGTGGAGCCCACGCCGCCGTTTCGAAAGAAAAATCCGTAGCTCCCCCCGCCGTCCGGGCCCAGGCCGCCGACTGTCCAATTGGAGATCAAGACCTGCGATGGACTGACGGCACTAGCCTTCCCCTGCGCGAAGACGTAAACGATCAATGTCCTTCCGGTGTAGTCGAGGCCGAAATTCACGCCGGCAATGGAATGCGACGTGTCTTGGGCGGTTGGGCCAACCGTATCCATGATCTTAACGGCCGACTTGTTCGCGAAGCTCGTCGGGAACACGATGCTGCTGGACGCATCTAGGTCGGCCAGCCACCACGGCATTGGATCTGATTTCTGGAACGTATATGGCAGGCTCTTACCAAGTTCGGCGACGACATCTGCCGGTTGAGGAGTGCTACCGAGCGTCATCCCGTCACCGTCAGCGTGCCGTTGATGGTGGTATTGCCCGCTGCCAGAGTGCTCGACAACGTAACCGCTCCCGTGACGGCGAGCGTGGACGAGAAAGAGCCGGTCGTCCCGGCTACTGTAGATGGCGTGGTCGCACCAAGCGTGCCGTTTAACGCCGCCCCCGTCAGCGTCTTGCCTGCCATCGTCGTCGGTAGCCTGGCATCTGCGACTGTGCCGGAAGCGATGTTGGAGCCATTGAGCGCGGTGAGGTTCGCGCCGGAAGCGGCGGGCAGAGTAGCCGGGAACCGGGCACCAGGTACAGTGCCAGATCCAAGATTAGATGCATTGAGCGCGGTGAGATTAGCACCCGAGACCGCTGGTAGAGTAGCAGGGAACCGCGCATCCGGGACGGTCCCGGTCGCCAGGTCGGAGGCCGAGCCGGAAAATGCGATGGCCGCCAAAGCTGCCATGGATGGATTGATCAATACCCATGCGCCAGCCCCAGAATTCGCCGCAGTCGAATAGTACAGTAGGAAAATGCCGTTCGCCACGATATCCCCCGCCACGAGCGCGACATCGGCGGACGATCCTTGCTTGCGAATGGCCTTTGAGCCAAGGCCATTGACGTTCGCCGTCACCGCTCCCGTGTTGGTGGACGCCGCCTTGATGACGAGGCGAAGACCTTGCTGGTAAGCGGTGAATGCCGAGTTGGCGGTAATGGTCAGGGCATTGGCCGTGCCGGTAGGCGTAAGCGCGCCGCCAAGGTCATCCCTCAATTCAGCGATCCGCTCCATCATTACGCGGGCGGAGCCGTTCACTGTGCCGGGGAGTTGGTTCTCCAACCAATTGATATCGGCATCGGCCGTCTGGTTGTCATCGGGGGTCAGCGACCAATCGTAAATACTACCGGCCATCTATGCCATCCTCGATTGCATGAACTGGAGAAGGTAATCACTCAGCGTCGGGCCTTGCGGCGCCTGCATCGGCTGGATTTGCGGGGCTTCCGATGGCTGCATGGCAGCGAGCGCATTGAGAAGACCGCCGCCGCCTGATGCCGCTCCATTGCCGCCGGATACGCCGCCGCCGTTCATGAGATGCATCAGCCCTTGCGGCATCTCCATCTTGCCGCCGGTGAGGCGGCTAAGGAGGCCTTGTTGTGGGGCTTGGGGCGTCTGTTGCACCGCCGCTATCGGCGCATCGTTGATAGTGCGCGATGGGAGTGGCGGAAGGTATGCTTCCTGCCCCTTTGGGCCGTCTGGCGGAACCTGGGTTGCGGCTTGCCCGAACGGCACACCGTTCGCGTTGTCGGTGAAGTAGTGGTTGCCGATCTTCAGCGCGTTGCTGGAATTGAGATTGCGCGCCCATTTCGCCGTTGAGGCGCCCGGGTTGGCATAGTAGAGCGCATCGCCGGCAACATCGGGTAGCGTGCCATTCTGAAGCTGCTCGGCAACCTGTCGGGCCTCAGGCCCAATCCTTGAGGACTGCCCTTGGAACTGGTTGCGAGCGAGCGCTTGATCCAGCAGACCGCTGCCAAAGCCGGAAAAGTTCTGGTTGGCGCGATTGCGAATGACATCCGCCACCGCCTGAAGGCCCCGCAACCCCTCGCCGCCGGCCTCGCCCTGGAGGATCGATGCAAGCGTATCGAGTTCGCTGCCATAGCGGCTGGGTGTACCGACATAGGCCATGAATTGCCCCGACGTGAGTTTGTGACTATGTTGAGGGGATGGAGATTGAACACGACCCGGACGAGCCACCCCGAGACCGTTCTGGAATGGGGCTATATTGGGCGGTGTTCGTTTTTCTGGTCCTGCTTTGGACCGGCTATCTAGCGTTCAATGAGCCTGACTGGTGGGCGATATCGATAGGCGCCGGTTCTGGCTTGTTTCTGGCGACATGGGCTATTGAGATAACCGGCAACAAAGCGCCAAGATGGATGCGCCGCTAGCGGCCCGCTATCGCCGGGACCGCTCCTTGCCGCAAGATAGCAGCCAATAGCGCGTTGGTGACGGGATTGAGCGAGCCCGTGGCGGCTTGGTTCCCAAGATAGCTTTGCACAGGAGCGCTCATCAGCGCGCGGCCGGCAACATAAGGAGCCGCTGCGCCAGCGATTGCGCCAGGCAAGTTAGCCACGGCATAGCCGAGGCCGGCCGAGCCCAACGGGGCTCCAAGATTGCGCACAGCCGAGCGCGCCGCCGTCCCTGAGTTCGGTAGCGGCGTCATAATCGCCTGGCCAGCCTTCGCTAGGGCGTCGAAATCGCCCTTGCCCATGGCGAACTGTCCTCGCCGCCCCGTTGTGGCGGCAATGCGAAGCTGAGCGGGCGAAATCAGGCCCAAGCCGGCATTCTCGCCGCCGCCAGTTGCTGCCCGTTGGAGCACCTTCATGTTGCCGTATTGCTGGCGAAGCGCGGACCATGCGCCGGCATCGGCTGGATTGATAGAACGCTCCATGGCGCTATCGAGCGCATCGCGAATTCCGCGAAAGGCAGCACCGAGCGTCTGATTGTTGGTGGAACTGGCTGCACGAGAGAGGTCAGAGCGGATTGCCTGGTATTCAACGCCGGGGAGCGTTCCGCCGTTGGCGTTCACCCTCTCGACTAGATCGCCAAGAATATTCTGGATGATCGGCTTCTGCTGGGTCTCAAGAAGCTTGTTGTAGCGGGAAAACGTCTTGCCGACATCCTGCGCAAGCTGCTGATCGGCAACCATGGTGTTACGCGCGGATATATCGTTGAATGCCTGCCCGAGACGATCGTTGAGGGCCGAAAGATTGTCTGGCGTGGCGCGGCCGGAAGCGCCGGCCTTTTTCATCGCGGCATCGGTGAAGGCTTCCGCCTGCTTCTCCATCATGCCGGCGGCCTTTGACCCACCAAGCTCACTCTCAGCATACCGCAAGGCATTGGATCCGGTGCGTTGCCCGGCAGTGACAGGCACACCCTCTTGCAACAGGGTGGCTACCGCCGCTTCTCGCTCAGGGGATGATACGAATGGGCTGATGAGCCGCTTGGCGCCCTCGCTTAGGCCGGCGGCGACATATGGAGCCGCGAAGCCGGTCGCAAGTCCTACTCCGCCGCCAATCAGACCGCCCTTGGCGCGGTCAGTTAATGAGCCATCCGCATTGCCGGCCCCGAGAAGACCACCATAAATTCCGCTGTCCAGAGCCGAACCGAGCGCTACGCGACCCAAAGTGCCGCCAGATCGCGCCGCATTCATGCCGAAGCCGGCACCGCCGGTTGCTGCTGCTTGTGCCAGCCCCCCGCCAATCTGGCCCGCCAGATATGAACCAGGATTGTCCGACTGTGCTTTGCTAGCGTCGGCGCGCATCTCATGCAGCACTTGCTTGCGTGGCAGGCCAGAGATGGCGGAGCCAAGATAGGATGCCAGTTCGTCACCAAAACCGAATGTGGTTGAGTTGGCCGCGCCCATGGCGGCAGAACCGGCCATGCCATAGTTCTGTGGTGAGTACGCAGGGACGCCCGCCGGCTGTCCGGTGCTCGGATCGATTGCCGTTTCACGGGGAGCGCCATTCCGAATGGCTTTTGCGCGCTCGATGCCCGCCTGAGCGCGCGCAGCGGCATCATCAGTCCCGCCAGCCTTGAAATCTTCCCAAGGCTTCTTGCCCTGGGACTGATACTCTTCCCACGGAAGCGGCATTTATTGCGCCTTTTCCCAGTTGGACGGCTCGGAAGGATCGCCTCCCTTGAAGCGATAGCCATAGCGGGTCTCACCGATCTGCGGCGCGTTCTTCGGGGCATCTTGCGGTGCATCGGCCTGACGGCCTTGCATAACGCGCTTTTGCACGCCCTCCAGCTCGCTCTTGAGCCTGTCGAGCTTCTCCACCATCGACGTGTTGTTGTCGGTATAGGTCGGAAGATAGCGGAATGCATATTGCGCCGCCTCCGATGCCGGCATGCCCGCACCTGTCAACATGCGCTGGAGGCTATCGACGCCGGTCTGAATCTGCCGATAGGTTTCGGCCCCCT